AGAAGCTAAAATAGTTAGAAGAATTATAAGATTTTTTAAACAAGGAATGGCGGCTAAAAAGAAACTCGGAAAAGCAGGCGCTGCATCATTCTTTTTAGGCACTCCAAATGTTTTTAAATTATCATATAAAAATAGAGGAAACCCTATAACCGGTGTAAATAGATTTAAAATTTGTGCATTAACAAATTTTAGTTGTAATTTTACTCCAGATGGTGTTTGGGCTGCATATGAAGCTGGTCAACCAGTATCCACAATAGTAAGTATGCAGTTTAATGAATTAGAACCAATTTATGATACAGATTATATGAATGAGATCCAAGATGGAAGGACTGATCTTGAGGGCGTTGATGACGAGGCAATAGGATACTAAAATGGCATACTTCAGTGAACTACCAAACTTACAAGTTCTAAACAGAACAAAAAATTCAGTATCTAATGATGAGACTCTCATTGTTAAAAACTTCTTTAAAAGAGCTAAACTGAGAGAAGATATTGGATCTGTAGTATCTGCGTTTGAATACTATCTCGTTATTGATAATGAACGACCAGATCAAATCGCAGAGAAAATATATGGAGACCCAGAATTAGACTGGGTTATATTGATGTGTAATAATATAACTAATGTACAAGATCAATGGCCATTAAATTTAGATTCTTTCAACAAATATCTTTTGGATAAATATGGATCCGAAGATGCTTTTGATGATGTTCATCATTATGAAACATTACCTTATAGTGATTCATTTGGAAGAGAAGTTTTTGTTGGAGGATTAATAGTTGACGAAGCATTTTATAATTCTCCAAAATATGTTGGCATTGGAACTTCGATTCCAGCAGGAGTAAGTTTTCCTGCCATTTATATTCCTGGAACTCAACCAGTAATAACTCCGGTTATTGGAGCAGGAGGTAGTATTACTTCAGTAACTATTACAAATCCAGGACTAGGATACACAGTTGTTCCTAGCATATCGATATCTCCTCCTCCAATTACATCAAATGCTTCTGCAGCATGTACAATTTTCAATTTTAATGTGACAGGGATTACCACTATAACTGGAGGCCGAGGATATAATACTCCACCAATTATAACATTTTCTCCACCAATTCAATCGGTTCAATCTACTGCAAGTTGTGAATTAGGTACAGATCTTAATATTGATAAAGTTACTACTATAACTAATTTAGTTGGGGGTATTGGTTATGGATTGACTGCACCCTCAGTAACATTTTCATATTCTCCTAGAGTTGTTTTTGGTGTTTATAATCAACAATCCTCAATAACAATTGGAAATGATGTAGAAGGAATTTATGTAAGATCAGACGGAAATAGATTGTATTCAGCAAGTTTTACTGGAGCAAATCAGATTAGACAATTCAATTTAAGTCAAAGCTGGGATGTATTCACCATGTCTTTAGGTTTCGAATTGGATGTTAGTGGTGATTTTTCTTACACCACCGGTGTTGAATTTAAACCAGATGGAACTTTAATGTATGTTACAGGAGGACTGGGAGTTGGAGCTGATTATAAAATTGTTACCTATCAATTATCCACCGCATGGTTGCTTAGTAGTGCTTCAAAATTAAATGAAAATATTATAGCTGCACCTGGGGGAATCAGATTTAAACCTGATGGCACCTCGGTGTTTATTATGGATTTTTCAAACCCAGATATAATTAAGGAATTTACTCTTTCTACTCCATGGAATCTTCTTACAAGAAGTGCATCTGCAATTCGTGTTTTCAATATTTCCTCACCTACCGGAGATAACAATATCTTAGGATTCTCTTTCAATGATGAGGGAACAAAATTATTTGTTGCGAGTGAAGGTAATTCCAGTATATACGAATTTAATTTGAACCCCTGGGATATAACAACCGCTGTTCTAACTTATACATTTTTCGTTGGAGATAGGGTGACATCTCCGGCTGATGTTTTTATACAACCAAATAGAAATAAATTTATTGTCGCTGGAGGAACATCAGATAAGGCTTTTGAGTATAATATAACATCCAATACAAAAGGAATAACTCAAATCACAAATGGAAAAGTAACAAGCATCATTATCACTCAAGCGGGTGCAGCTTATACTGTAGCTCCAAGCGTAACTATATCTTCTCCATATCCTGCAGTCACAGCTCAAGGGTCATCAAATCTTGGTTTGCAAAATGCAGTAACGACTAGATCATATGGAGTATCAAATAACGGAACAGGCAGTTACTCATTTACTGGATCTGCCAGTGGAAATAATCCAACTCTCACAGTAAATGCAGGAGATACATTATCATTTAATTTAGTTTCCATAGTGGGCCATCCATTTTGGATTAAAAAAGTTAATTCTACAGGCACTCTTAATGCTGTTACTACAGGCACAATAACAGGAACGAACGGAGCACAATCTGGAATTCTTAGTTGGAATACAACTGGAGTAACACCTGGAACTTATTATTATAACTGCGAATTTCATTCGGCAATGCAGGGAATAATCAATGTTCTCGAAAACCCTGTTGGAGTGGTAACTTCAATAACAATTACAAATCCTGGTTTTGGATATACCGTTACTCCTACACTCGGAATTCAAACTGCTCCCACATCTAGACAAGCGGTAATAGGTGTCAGTATTTCGGCAAATACTACTGGAATTTCTACTTTTAAAGTATTTGACGGTGGATTAAATTATGTTACTACTCCAACGATTACATTATCTTCACCAGATCAAATATTAAATGTAGGGATTAACTCAACTTACTCACAAAATTTGAGAACATGGAGATGGAATGGATCACAATGGCAAGAAAAAGTTACAGAAGAATTCCAATACTTTGATCCAACATTAGCTTCCGTTGTAAAAATTCCTGGATCAGTTTTATCGAGACCAATTACAAATTATGAATATGAAAATAACTTAAACGAAAATAAACGTAAACTTTTTATTATAAAACCTGCATACATATCTGTAATAATAACAGATCTTAGAAATATGATGTCTTACAATGAGGATGGTCCAAATTATATCACTGATAAATTGAAAAAAACTTATAATGAAAAAATAATGGGTATATAAAAAAGGAGGGGATTTACCCCTCCTTTGAACTATCAGGACTCAGCGAGTTTTTGGAAGTAACTCAGAGCATCATCAGCATCTTCATCATCTTCTTCCTGTGCAACAGGACGAGAGATCTCAAAGGAAGGAGTTGAACGCTTCGGTGTGGATTCACCACGACGCTCAGCTTCCCACTCTTCCTCTTCTGCAACCAGTTCAGGATCTTGATTCTTGGGTACACCACGAGTTCCCAGAACATACTCCAGACGCTTCTTCAGATCTTCATAAGACTTGAAGTTGGATGCAGCACTGAACTCATTGAGATCATTCAGGTTCTTGTAGATCTTTTCCAGTTTGGCATCATCATCTAGAAGTGCGGAAGGCTTATCAAACTCCGACTTGTCGTAGTTCCAATAACCTTCAACCTTACGAATCTTCAGTTTGAAGTTAGCACCAGTCCAGAAGTCAAAAGGATTAATGGCTTCCTCATCCGCAAACTGCGGTTGCATCGCTTCCATGATCTTGTCATAGATTTTCTTACCGAACTTATAAAGGAACACACGACCTTCATTTTCGGGGTGGGTGGGATCGCTCACCACATAAACATTTGCGTAGTAAGAGAGTTTGCGTTTTTGTTTCCGAGCAACCTCTTTATCACGATCAGATCCAGAGTTCCACAGGACACGATTGTGTTCTGACACAGGATCTTTTTGTCCCATAGTCGTCAGACTATTTTCAATATACCAACCACCAGGGCCCTGGAATGCATGACTCCAGACTTGAGCCCAAGGAAGTTCACATCCCTCAGGTGCGGGAAGGAATCGCAGAACTGCATAACCATTTCCGGCTTTATCCACTTCGGGTTTCCAGAAACGATCATCGCCACCACCTTCTCCACTATTCAGTTTTTCGACTTGTTTGATCAGTTTTTCAGTCAGTGAACCAGCACGAGACTGTTTCTTAAGATCAGCAAAAGACATTTGTATTCTCCGTATTAGTTGTATTTGGCCTTTGGGACTACTTTATCTTACCTGATGGCAGAAGGGATGTCAAGCCC